CTGGGTGCACTCGCTGGCGAGAAGTTTGCGCGGTTGATTTTGGGTAAAGGAGACTACCAAATCAACAATGCACCTAAGTCCAACTCTTTGATAAATCCCCGAGCAGCACGAGGAAGCCCTCCAGGGTTCGGCAGCGACGTCATTTCGTTGCGACACCGGGAATATTTTTCTGACGTGCTGTCGAGTTCGACGTTCACACAGACACGGTATGTAATGAATCCCGGGAATTACACTATGTTCCCCTTTGCCTCGCAAATAGCCCGGAATTACGAGAAGTACAGATTGAAAGGGGCGGTTATAACTTTCAATTCAGTGACTACCAACTACGTGAGCACTGGGCTTCTTGGAAAGGTGGTGATGTTGTGTAACGAGAATCCTTATCTCCCAGACTACCGAAATGTGTTGCAGATGGAGAATAGTAACGACGCTATCGCTTTTAAACCAGACGATAACGCTCTATATGGCGTGGAATGTAAGAGACCAGCTATGCAAGAGTATTTTATCAGGCGTGACGACATGACAGTACCAACTGCTGCCCAAGGACTGTTCGACTTCGGCGAGTTCTACGTTGGCGTCGTGACTCCAGGATTCACGTCAGGGCAAGTGATTGGAGAACTATGGATCACGTACGACGTGGAGTTCTGCATGCCAAGATTATCCAGCACCATCTTCGGGTACGCACATTTCACAGGGGCTGCAAGCACCTCCACCTCTGGTAGCTTAAATTTCGTTCAGAACAACTTGAATACCCTCAGTGGAGCCTTGTCGGAGTCTAAGATACTTGCAGATGGTCATATAACTTTGTCTGCGTTGCCCAAGGATGTTGCTTTTAGCGTGTCCGTGTACGCTAGTACGTTCACAGCATCAATTATGTGGTTCACCATCAGCTGTACGGGCGCCGCCAGTTACACAGATTTTGAGAGTACTTCAGCCGTTGTCGACGCGCAGAACACCTTTTCGAGTCCCACAGGAACCAACACCGCTTTTGCCCAAATTTATTCGGCTGATTTCATCACGACTTCCGCTGCTGCATGCACTGTTTACGTGAATGCCGATGCCAAGCAGTATTCGAGTTTAGAGATCAAGATCAACATAATCAACGGAACCGCAACCACCCCAGTCGCCGGGTTTGGTTAGGGACCGCCGGTTGAAGGACCGGAGATCAAAACCTGTCATTACTTCTGGGGGTGGAAGAGGAAGACGGTGGTGGAAATGGTAGTAGGTGCAGTCACCCCCGAGGTGCCGGGCTGCGCTGAAACTCCTTTGTTGGGAGTAAAAGGCACTTTGGAAAGATGCTCGACTCTCTTTGATGAGTCGATGGATGAGGCTGCATCTAAACAAGCCTTGGAGTCAGAGAACGTGGTCCGCGGAACGTTCGAATGGATTGATGTGGATCAATTCGCTCCAGATATGGATGTCGATGTCAATGGTTACGACGTTATGAAATCATCCTGGCCATACTTGTTCGTGAGAAGGCTACAGTTGAATGGTGTCAATGGTGAGGTAACGGGCAAGGATGACGTTTTGGTCGTCCCGATTGCTTCTGAAAAAGAAGAATCAGTGAAACCCGTTGTAAGACCCCCCTTAGGTGCTGCAGAAGTAGCTCGTCGGAATTCTCAATCCGCCGCAGACAGGAACGCGAACAGTAAGCGTCGAAAGAAAGAAGCTGAGACGACACGACACCGGAAGACTCCTAATGACAAAGCGAAAGTAAAGCCGGTACCCGTCGTTCCAACGGTGAAGACGCCCGTCGTCAAACCAGAAGCAAGCGCGCAAGTTAAGATTATTGTTAAACCTTTAGTTCCAGTTGGGTTCTTTGACGTGGCGCCTGTTGCGCTAGTTGCACCCAGCAATGAAGTTAAACGACCACCATCGAAAGCGGTTGTGAAACCTGGTCCTCCAGCTGAAGCTGTATCACATAAAGTCGTAGGAGGAGGTGGAATCAACACTGGAGCAGTAAACACGCCAAATCTTACACCGGCAGCTAAGCTCGAGGCGGTCGTTGAAGACCCAGTTTTAGCAAAGAAGGCGGTCAGCCCATCTAAAGAACGTCGGCGTTTGAAGAGAGCTGAACGACATGCTATGGATTTTCAACAAGTTCGGGATTTCGTCGAAGCAGAAGTCGAGAAACGTAAAGGCAGAGACGGGAGTGTGTACCCCATGTCGCAATTATTCGTCAATGCTGTCGCGGGTCCAAATGTGTCTACACACGCACGTTTGAAGATTTTCCATCGGTTGACCATACCACAACTACAGGCACGTAACGCAGCTTGGGGCATCGTTTTGCAGGATTTATTGAGACACTTTCAAGTCTTGGCTTTGGGGCCAGAAAAAGAGTTGAGCGATCACGCGCTGTTCGACGAGGAAGCTAAGTATAGAACTATTATGCGCGTCGAGATACTTAGTAAATTTCGGGAACAATTGGCGAAGAATTCCATTTTTTCTTACGACCTCTACAGCCCGCAAGTGCAATTGTCGCTTCAAGCTCAAGAATACGCCATTCACCAAACGAATTCTATGCACCCATATGGTGTTGATCCTATGAAACCGCCAAGGATCCACGAGAATCAGGAAATGGTCGCGTTGCGTCTTAGAGTGTACTTATACCGTCGGTTCGTGTTACCTAATTTGGTGTTGCAACCAATGTATCGCCACGGGTACCGCGTGGCCGAGAATTTAATACCCTCGTCGAACAATGACGGAATTCGTAAGGAACACATTTCGATTTTCCGTTGTGAATTAGATTTACCCGGTTTTAAGCTAAGGGTAGAACCCGGAAAGGACCCCCCCGTGACTAACGCGTTTCTCAAGTACAAAATAGTGGTTAACGATCCAAGTACGGATTATTTACGACATGGAGTATCTAGTTCATTGGGGAAGATTCAGTTGAATGGACGAGAAAGGGAATTTAAAGTGGTGATGTTACCGAAAGCATCGACACCGGATGACCCTATAGTACGTTACCTGAGTATGAAGAACTCTGATACAGGCGCGCCATTGAAGTTGCGACACGTTGAGTTACCTAGTCGGAAACCAAAGAATTCTTTTGGAAGGGTGTCTAAGATCGTGCGCATGGGACGTCGGTTCCGTTATTTCTTGGGCCACATAGGGCAGTATTACGTCCGTAAATGTATGCCAGCTTTCGCTCACGACGTCAACATTCGACGAAGCCTGATGCAACTTGAATCCGCAAATGATTTTAAAGCTAACCACGAAGTGGCGTTTTGGGATGGTACACGCACTTCAAATTTAGGTTATGATGGTTATGAAGAGAATGTGTTGATTGAAGATGATTTATTAGGAGAATTGTTACGAGAACATGCTTCTACGAATTCCTTTTCGGTGGATTTGCATAGTCGACTATTGTACACTGGGTTGAAATGGTTAAACGAGCATACCGACGTTCCGAAGACAGAAATAGTTTTGCTAAACAACACTGTGAGATACGCATACTTACAGTTGCAAATTGGCAGAGCTACGTTGAATGAGGTGCTCGTGACCACCTCAAATAGTATTCCCTCCTGACGCTGGGGGGAATACATGAAGCAATTTAAGTACTTGCACGGGAGTACTCAAGTTGCCCTTTGCAAACTCACCCCTGAGTTTGTTTATAAACCCGTGCCCGTCGATACAAGTTTACTCAACTTAGACAAGATGCAACGAGATCCGTACAATAAGAAATGGATGGATTTCGGAAGCATGACACCCAATTTCACTGGCAATAGATTGGAGTATGAAGCTGAGTATCGTAGTGCTTTTGGAGTTTTTATTTTAGACGGGTTGACGATGCCTGGATCCGGCCCCGAGGAATGTAAAACTGCCATGGCACGAATGATTGCGTTGAGACAACCTACTAAGGAAGGTTTCAGTGATCGTTTGGCAGCCAACCAAGACGATTTGGAATCCCGTTATGAACCCGAATTGAAAGAATTCGTGAAGTACATAAACGGTAGATGGAAGAATCGCAACCCCGAAATATTGCTCCCTAACTGGGTTCACGCACCTCACCCCAAGAAGAAACTTCGGGAAAGGACGTACGCTGAATGTTTAGCACATGGTAGAGCTAATTTTGACGACCATAAACCAGTCGACTTCAAATTAAAATTCGGGGAATTGCTAGAAGAATCGAAGAAACGAGGAATTGGTGATTTGGGTGTGTATCGCACCCATGATACCGCCTGCGTGGTTCCAGATTTGAAGGCAGCATGGTCTGGTATACAGTATTTTGGCGCTCACCGCCACGTTAAAACTGAATTTGTTGTTGGTCCTGAAAAGGATAAAATGCGTAGTGTGTTTAAGAATTTGTTGGAACCTGGTAACGACATATGTTACGTGTATCACAGTGATGATTGCTGCATGAGTGCCCACTGCAAAGATGGGTTAGTTCTCATTAACGGCGACATCGTCAAGTGTGACGGTTCTCACCGGACTCCAATGTTGAAGCTACTCGAGAAAATGATCCGAGATGCCCAAGGATTGGACGCTACCGGAAACGGATACTTTGCTAGAGCTTTCAGAGAGTTGTATAAACCTCTGATATTCAAGTATAAAAGTAAACACCGCGGG